CCCATTTGCAGATTGTGCCAGGCAATGGAGTCCACACGAGACGTCCACCGGCTGTCCTGGCGAAGCATCCCTTGAGGTATTCAGCAGCGGGCCAATAGGCGCTGGAATCCTCAGGGTGTTGTGGGTCAATGACATGCTTGGGTTTTAGGTTGTATCCTAGTTCTGCGAACCCTTCTAGCCAACCCATGCCGTATCTCAAAACGTAGAGTATTGCGGTGAGGACTGGGACGGTGTTTCCGTTGGTGGTCCAGTCGACACCGGTGGCCATTGCTAGCATGATCTTGATAGCTTTGAGAGACATGTACCCTTTGTTATCTTGGCGGGGCGTGTCGTTGAATGGATAAGGTGTGTGTGCGATACCACTGTGGCCTTTCTTGGGTTCTCCAGGTTGATAGCCAGAAGCAGACCATTGAGCGACGAGGACTCGGTGGAGGATGCTCATAGGGTGGTCATACATGCAGTCTCCGTTAAGAGTATCGGACACGTGTGGTGACCCGGATCCTCCCGGTAGATCGCGTGGGACGCCCATCTTCTCGAGATAACGCTCTCCTAGGTCTATGAGACTAGCGTAAGTTTGGGTGGCGTCACATTTGGAGAGATCGCCTGCGTTCAACCCTTGTAGATGGAAGGGGATGTCTGGTTCATCTTCAATGTGAACGAGGAAGTCATCTCCATTCACGGCGATGAAGCTACCGCCGTTGGCCATCTCGCTAAGGGCTCCTTGTTTCCCACTGCCGAACACGATCTGGACGTGGACGATCTTGTGGCGGCCGTCTCGAGTGGCCACCTCGATGGGAAAATCGGAGCCCGTTATGAACGCTCCTTCTGGTCCGGTGAAAGCTTGAGTGACCGCTTTCGACCAGGGAGCCATCGCGACGTGAGCGGGTATGGGTACGACGAATATAGAACGGGGGGCTAAGGTATGCCTCGTGCCGTTCGCTGAGTGAGGGCCAAAGGCTTGAGCCTTAGCCGGTGCGGTTTCGTTCGTCTTAGCCATAATGACGTTGCGCCATTCGACATCAATGCCGGCTTCCATATCCGCACGAGCTCGGAAGAAATTATCGCGTTTGGAAGCGTCGAATCCCTTCGTGCACTCTTCTATGGAGAGTTCGTGGTGGATCTCGACGCTTTCTAGAAGCGGTAAGAGAAGATCTCCCGCGAGTTTCCAATTTTTGGCTCGTTCTTCTTCCGAGATGTGGTGGATGTGAGTGTCTCGAACCAGTCTCAGGCTGGCGAAGAGAGCTGAATAACCGTACGGATCGTTTGCCATTTGGTACATGAGAGAGCTGGTAGTCACAATCGGCCATAAGACGGAATTGCTAGGATTCGCGCGGTCGTATTCCTTAGCAAGCTCATACATGCGAAGTAAGCCTTCTTGGAGACCGTACTCGTATCCGTCGATGTGCAATTTGGTCATGGTGCCTATGTGTTCAGGCACGGCAGAAGGGAGGGGGATAGCGGCGTGCATGCGGGTCCCTAGAGGAAGTTCCTCATATCCGGAGACGCCGAGCCAATGAGTTCCCCCCATTCCGCAATAACCTAGTGATCGTTCTGCTACTCTCTCGTTGAACCATGGAGTCGCCTTGATGCTCAAATCGTGTGCGTGGTTCAACACGCTGGCTCTCCAGCTGACTGGAGCGCGGCGCCCAACGTAGAGCGTAGGGTCGACGACACCTTTCTCCACGAGCTCGTGAAGAGGTCTGGTAGGCACCTCTGGAAATCCGACGACTCCGTGCGCGAGGTTGATCTCGCGGTGTTCCTCGCGTTTTCTCTGTTGGACGAGGTTCCACGCCAAGTGAGCTCCCGCTACGAGGAGGCGACACACTGGTCCTTGGTAGGCGAGTGCCGTCATAGCCATCTGGACAACGATTATAGTAGCTGGAGTGTCCGAAGTAATGGCGTCGACTAAGCTTAAAACAGGGCCGACGGGCGTCAAGCGAAGGGTCTCTTCGATCAAGACTGACCCCGTGACACCTGCGTAGGAATCGCCGACGGGAGTGCCGCGGAGAACATGTAGTCGAGGTAAGACTCCTGGCGGGGAGGGGTCTGTGCAGCTCGAGTCTTCATCAGACGAGCTTTCCTCCGTCGACTCTTCGGACAACGGCCTGAATGTGGAGTCAAACGTCCGCTTGTAGTTAGGGCGTTTGACGACTTGACAGATCCAAGTTTGCTGGTCGTAGGAAGGCTGGTCAGCGTTGTCTTTTGAGGGTTCAGGGGGAGGTAGCGCTGGTTCTTTTTCCTCTCCCACGTCGGCGGGAACCCATAAAGGAGTCATCTCCTCCGGACGGAGTTCGTCAAAAGGGGGGATCGGTGCTTCACCTCCGTCGGTGAAAAGATAACCAATCCGGCGGGCTGCTTCTTTAGCGAAGGAGAGAACCGTTATCTCGTCGTATTCTCCCCTGTGAGTCGAGCGAGAGGAGAACGGAAACGATCTAGGTAACGGACGGAGAGGAGGACGACGCTTACTCGCTGAAGGAGAGCGATCACGGACGACGTATCCGGGCGCTTCAACCTTGTCGTCGTTGTACGCGCGCTGTTCTTGTCCTCCCGTGAATTGGTCTTTGATTCCGTACGCGAAGCTGGCGAGAGCTTCGTAAGCCGTGACTCCTCCTCGGTACGCCTGCACGGATCTGTAAGCCGGTACGGCTAGTACACTACCAGCGAAAGCGGGCGCTACAAGAGCTATCGGAATCCCGTTGAAAAGAGCGTGTATGGCGTACCGGCACTTCCTTAGCACGGGGACGTCGCTGAGGGACATGAAGCTCAACCCGAGTTGAACCCCTAAGCGAGCGACTACGGCCCACATCATGTCGGAGAGAGTGGTGGACAATCCTCCAAAAATGGGGAACTCGAGCATGATGTCGGCGATGGTCGTAACTAGCGAAAATCCGACTTTCGACACACTAGTTTTAGAGGCTGAGCAGGTGAGGATATCCGGAAAGATCTCGGAGAACCCTCCTCTGAGATACTCTTCGATGAACACCGACAGCATCGCACAAGCCGGTGAAGAGGTAAAGTTCCGGAAGAGGTTCAAGCCACGGTAGACTTGGGTGGAGGCGGCAATGACCGCTCCTAGTCCGCACACTTGTCCTGCGATCCGAGTCGCCTCGTGGGGGCTGATGTTATGGAACGTCGCCGCAACCGTTTTTAGGATCTTCATGGTGTCGGCGAAATCTACCTTGGAGAAATAGAAAGCTGCTCCGCCCCCAATGAGGCAACCCAAGATGACCGTGCAGGCTATAACCGCTTTACGAGTAGGGTCCTCTGGAGCCACGTAGTGGTACGCCTCTCGAGCGATGTTTTCCGTATGTGCGAAGGCGAGGCGCAAGTCGTAGTCCGCCCTGGTAATCTGCTCACGGTCTCTGAATAGAGCGGCTTGAGTGGTGCCGTGTAGCATAGAGACACTCAAAGCTCTGTTCACGGACTCTAACCGTTTGAATTGATTTTGCAGATCGCCTTTGTGAAACAAAGCATGGACTCTGTGGGTCGTAGACCGGACGTAGGTCCCACAGGGCGCTCTTGTATCGCTCGTTGCTGAAACGCGCTCCGCTCCCTTGTGCACCAATACTCTGGCAGTCCCTCCTGGGAATTGCTGCTCGAGACGACGCTGTATTTCACGAGGGAACACCTCGGAGATGGAAGAGATCCAAGATGGCAGTTGAATCTCATCGTATTGTATGATGGGGTCGGGGAGAGTTTGCCAAGTACTCGGAGGAGGGACTCTTCCGGGAACAGTCCGGCGGAAGATCGCAAGGACGTATTGCGTGTCAGGTATGTGGCGGAGCTCCGGGTGGTGGGCGTCTATAGCGTTTCTCCAATAATTGACGTCATTTATTGGCGGGCCTTGTAAAGGAGTAGATCTCGCTCTAGACGGGTCGTCTCCGCCGCCTGGGTGCATCTCAACGCGTTCACCTTTGTGGAACCATACAAGGTGGGGATGAATGCCTGCTACGTCCGCGTGGTGTGGAATGATGGCGACGACCGTTTGGTCGCGGAGCAGAGCGCGTAAGCCCCCTTCGGTGGGAGGTTGACACCCCACGAACACGAACCCTGCGTCGTTGAATCCGGCCCCTTCCTCTGACGACACGGATTCTCCATCCGATGGGGGGTCGGTAGCGTCGGAGTCGGTTGCTGAGCCGTTCGGCGGGGCTTCTTGAGGCGTGGGTTCAACTCCTTTGAGGTGGTCTGGGAGTTGTTCCACGAATTGTTTGTCCTCAGGAAGGGCGTATTGCCAAGCTGTCACTGGTTTGCCCGGTCGCCCATGGAGTGAAGCGTCCTTAAAGACGCTGGAAAATATGCACTGGCGGATCAGGACATCGTCTTGAGTGCAGTCGGTGTTCTCGGTCACGGGTACGGGGACCCCTGACGCAAGTCCAGAGCATATCGGAGCCGCGTAGCGACTCGACTCCCGGGAGCACGCATAACATACTTCACGGTTGTAAGTCTCGCCTTCCGGTGAAATACGTGGTCGGAAACCTACGGGGGGCTGAATCGCAACGGCAGCGATTTCGGCCACTCCGCTTCCTTCTTCACGGAAAGCTGTGTTAGACGTAGCCGTAGAACGCGTTTCTTTCTCAGAGGAAGTGGAAGCTTGCTCGACGGCATAGATCTCCTCTGGAGTCATGCGGACGAGGCCGAAATTGGGTTTATGCATGCCATTTGGATCGATATGCGTTCCACCGACTTCGCCGTGTTTGGAGTGTGGGTGTTGCATTCGCGTGTAGCCGCATTTCTTCTTCCCGGGACGGAAGAATCCCCGGCAAACGCCGGATGCGGAGTATTCGGGGCACGTGTTCGGGGGTTCCACGGGTAGGCTCATTTCACTGACATCATTGGGGAGACTGGATCCATCGTCAAGAGTGGACTCTGCCAAAGCCTCGTCGGACGCGCGTTTGAGCTCTTCTTTATGCTCTCTCTGCTCTTTCTTGTGGTGTTGAGAAAGCTTCCTGAAGGTGGCAGTGATGCGGTCTTCGAAAGCAGAGAGGTTGAACTCGTATCGGCGTTCGGCGGTGCAGGTCATGTATCGGAGACAGTGGAAGCACGGGACGCCCTCGGAAGGTGCGAAAGGAATCGTGGAGTCCAGGATGTAATCCAAAGTGACGTCGAGGCTGTCGGGCGCGCAGACGTCACTACCGCCAATGAGGTGTTGCCTTTGGTGTATTTCGGCACTCTTCGAAAGGGGTTTGTCCGATTTGGCGGAACCCTTCCCTTTAGGGGGATTGACGGTCGCCTTCTTCTTCCTCTTAGGCGGGGGTTTGGAACCGAAGTCGCGAGCCTCGTCGTGCATGCCCGAACCACCTGCGGGGGAAGTCCAATAGGATTCGTCTTCTTGGAAGCCGAAAGACTCTTTCGCCTTGCCCTTTTTCCCTGATTTGCCGCCTCCACGAAGGCGGCCTGACCAATGAATAATGTCTTCGGGTTGGACTCCTTGTTCGGCGATGCGAACGTCGAGGTCTAGGGCTTTCCCTTGGACCACCATAGCGTAGTTGTCCCACCAAGCGTCAACGCTAAGAATGTGTTTGTCGGCGATGTCGCGAGGCGTGAGGTGGCCATCGTACGCCAAAACGCGAGTCGAGCCTCTAGGGAGGACGAGCAGGAGATTGGCTCCACCTTTAAGGCCTAGGACGGGTCTGTACGTTGGACAGTGGTCGAGGTTAGACCGGTCGCGAGGCCAGTCCCGGTCGCAGCAAATGTCGAGGACCTGACCCGGGGTGGGTCTCGTCGGATCCATCATGACGACGGCCTCTTTTCCTTTCAGGGCTTCGGAGTGGTCGCTGCGGACTCTGACGGCCCCAAGGCATGTATCGGGGTGGAGATTGATGCCCTCGAGTGGTTGCGGAGATGAACCGACTATCGAGCGCACGGAATCGTCAAACCGCTGTATGGATAGCGACGAGTACATATCCTGGACGCTAGCAGGGGCATGGCGCACGCGATCGTCGAAGGGCAAGAGAGCTCGCAGCATTTCGTTGACTTCTCGCGCTGTGGTGTCTCCTGGAACGACGATGTCGATCGTTCCGGATAAGCCACGTGTGTACTCGTATCCCTCGTGGTGTTCTCCCTCAAGGTGGCGGGCCTCGTCGATCCAAGCCGTTCCCTTAGTTCCGAAGAAGCTGATGGGTCCCTCGAGGATTGGATGAATGTTTCCGTTGGCGTCGGGGGTTCCTCGCGTCGCCCTCGCGCGAGGATAATAATCCGCGCTCGGATCGTAGGATTTGGAATATTCCAGACGCCAAGGAAGTGCTGGGTGTTCTTGGATTTCAGAGCATTCCCGCCATTTGCCGTCACCTACGTCGGGCTCGCTGACAACCCAACTAGCCATGGGGTCCCACCAACCGCCGAACCCGTCGGCGTAACAACCCGGAACTGGGAAAGGGATGGCGTCCCATTCGCGGTCGCCAGTGGGACGTTGATCTTGGTAATAGTTGGGGAGGGACAGCCTGATGATTGCTGGGGAGAAATCAAACTCACCCCCTGCTAGAGGGAGGTCGGAGGCTAAGACCGACACATGTGTCGGAAAGATTCCTTCGGTGGTGAGTTCGTCGCCAACGATGGTGGCGAAGCGATTTTGAGACAGTTTGCGTAGGAAGGATTCATTCTCCACGGTCCTGTCGTTTTTAAGAGTGCGTCCGTCCCAGAGGGAACGGTACCACTCGTCGAAGGGAAAAGTTCCTCCGAAGCTTTCCCGCAAAACGCTGTGTCCTCTAGACGCATGGAGCTTAAAAGAGCTCCAATCGCTGGAGGCGGCCGCCGCGTGTAGCGGGAAGTAGTTCCAAGCCCCGTCAATCGCGGAACGGGGTTTCAGGATGGGTGGACCTGTGCGTGGGTCGAACCAGTGGCATCTGGGTACGACCCCGTCGTCGGGTTCTTGACGGGTCCCGTAGCTCGGGAATAACTCATCGGTCATGGAGTTTTCGAAGCCATGGGACCAGAAATCAGGTCCTCTGTGCACGTGGACTGTCGGGCAGCCCGAGCACATGGAATGGCGCACGTCTATCTCTCCGGCACTGAGAGCGTTGGTGCGCAGCGCTTGCCTCTCTTGAGAAAGGTGAGCGGTCAGCCCGTGTGGGTCACACGGGCCGTGGAGCCGAAGCTCACTCTGAACTCTGGAGTACCAGAGCTCATGTAGGGAAGCGTCATCGCGGGCCTCAGAATCGAACATCGGGTGTTCAGGAGTCCCGCGGTATCTCGTCTCGGAATAGAATGGCCCTTCATCGGGTAAGCCATAGGCGCTTCGCGAACATAGTTCCACGAAGTAATCGCGACTTAACGGAAGGGTCGGAAAATCAGAATCAGCCATGATGGATGAGACGGGGGTGGAGAGTTGAGGTGCTCTCGGGTGATGCGCTTTTGCCCTGGCTTCAATGCCAGGGGTGCCTAGTTACAGGAAAGGGTGCGGCTCCCCCAATCCAGAGTCTTATTACCGAATAAACCCTAGGGTCAATTCGGTCCCAAGTCGAC